ACTTCACAACCAGATATAGATTATGATGGACTTCTTAAAGCTATGAACGCAAATCCAGACTGGGAGCTAGGAAGAATGGCACCAAAACGCGAAATATGGGAACGCGATTTTGCTTAATACTTTACGAAACTTGTTACCTAATTAGAGATTGCGAAAGGATTAGGATTCTGTTCCTTGTCGTCCTCCAAGTTAATCATATTCAATAGTTCATTTCTTTGTATATCATATTTTTTCTCAGCTTTATTACGAATCATAGTGTTTCGTATATCTCTAAGAAGATAAATAGTGCTTCCCATAGGACAGCAAAACCAACCCATGACGCATCTAAAATTAATAATTTTACGCTTGGGGATTTTGTTCGTTGACTCCATTACTGCTTTGCTGTTGCTATAATATAAGGGTGATTATCCAAAAACTATTTCAATTTTAAACAAGTATAATAAGATATTATTTAAAAATTGATTTATTATTATACTATTTCATAGTTAGTATAATAATATGGATTTATCAAAATTAACTAAGTCAGAACTTCTAATAAAATGCGAAGAACTTGGAATTAAAAAATGTAAATCTAAAAGTAAAGATGATTTGCTTAAACTAATTGAAAGTTTGTCTAATGAAACTAGCAAAGCATCAGTTAGCAATAATAATATTGCTACAACTACAAATGATCCTAGTATAACTATTGAAAATATGTGCGGACTAGAATACTTAAAAACATTAGACTCTAATTCTATTGATTTAATATTAACAGACCCACCATATATTATATCTAAAACAAGTGGACTAGATAAACATTATAATAATGTTAAATACAATGAAGAAAACAATATTAATGAAGTTAAGACAGAAGAACAATGGAATAACTATAAAGAGCAAAACGCTATAGAAGATGATTCACAAAAAGACAATTATATAAAATATGGTTCGCTATATGGAAAAAAATATTGTGTTAAAACTGACTATGGAAATTGGGATAGTGATTTTACTCTAACTATTTTAGAAAAATTCATTGAACATTATTATAAAGTATTAAAAAAAGGAGGAACATTAATAATGTTCTTTGACTTATGGAAAATCACAAATCTAAAAGATTTGCTAGAAAAATATAATTTTAAACAAATTAGATTTATTGAATGGATTAAAACTAATCCACAACCAAGAAATAGTAAAGTAAATTATTTAACAAATTGTAGAGAGATTGCGCTATTAGGTGTTAAAGATGGTTGTCCAACATTTAATAGCAGTTATGACAACGGAATATATCATTATCCATTACAAGGCGGAAAAAATAGGTTTCATCCTACACAAAAAAGTTTGGCACTATTTGAAGAACTCATAAAAAAACATTCTAATGAAGGCGATACAGTATTAGATACATTTTTGGGGTCGGGAACTACAGCCCTAGCATCCAAAAATACTAAACGCAATTTTAAAGGATGTGAACTTAATAAAGCATATTATGATAAAATAGTACCACTTTTATAATTATAATTTACTTACAACTTACAACTTACAAATTGTTAATATTAAAATGTCCTTGAAACAACGTAAGCAATTTTTCAAAACACCAGCGAAATTTAATACAATCACGTTTATTATGAACTTGAAATTCACCAATAGTTATTCCATCTATGCTAATAGAAGAACTTTCATTCCATAATTTATTTTTTCATTATGACTAAAGTTAATGCTATAATTTGACCAATTTATATGCTCTTTTAATACTATAAACGCCAATAAATTTTTATGTTTATTATAATAGAGTATTGGGCAATCAAATGTATGCGCACTATAGACTTGTAATAAATTAGCAATATTATTTATAATATAAAATTTTATTTGCTCTAAACTAGTAGTTGGATCAATTTCAAAAAATTCACAAAACTTCTTGCGCGAGGGTTGCCCTATAACTTGTGGACAGACTTTACCATCTTTTTTGGTTGTTTTAGCACTTAGATGGATGTTTTTGTTATCTATACATTCAAAATCATATTTATTTCCGCGACTAGCACAATGTTTAATAGCATAAGGAAACACATTTTTCAAATTACTGAGTTTATTTTTGAGAGAATGTGCCTCGTCTAAACTATATTTGTAATTTCCATCATAAGGTATGTCATAGCATAAACATATTGCCATTTCAAATATTTTACCTAAATCTTCAGTAAGCACTTTTTTTGTTGTTGTCATAATTGATTATTATAGTTATTATTGTAATAATAACTATAATAATAATATTAAACCCTAAATTCAATTTTAATTATACATTAATCATTAAATAGTGAACTCATTTTTATATTTGCTTCATTGTAATATTTTTTCCTATATTCTCTCATAGTTTCATCTTTAATGCGTGTTGTTTTAAAATAATTATACGTTTTATTTTCTTGTAATAATTCTATTATAAAATATAACGCATACATTCCACATTGTCCATCTCCGTATTGATGTGTGAAACCTTCGTTGTTATCGGCTACTAATTTAATATTTAGATTATGTGCCTGATTTACTATTCTCTCAATTAAAACTTTGATTTGTTTTGGTGTTTTAGTTCCATTGCTATCAAAATAAAAAATAAATTTTTTAGTTAAATCTAAAAATAATGCTATCCAATGTTGTCCTGGTTTATTATGGGGGTCAGTATTAAATATGACGCCTATTTTACTAATTTTATTTTTTATATGTTCCTCTAAATTAAAATTACATAATTGCTCCCATACACAAGTCGAAAACAACTCTTTGGAGTCAAAATCTATTGGCGATGGTCCTATAAACTTAAAATTCTTATTTGATTTTTCATATTGCTTCATTATTTTTATTATATCAACACTAGACAACCAAGTATTTGGTTTTGTAGACCATCTTTCAGGAGAGAAAGGTTTAAATATTTCTTTTACTAACAATTCACTATTATTAACTTTATTTAATGGAGTATTTTTTAACCAACATAATTCATCGTAACATTGTTTGTCTAATTTGTTTTTAAAATATTCCCATATTTCTTTGCTATTGTTTGTAACTATTTTATCACTATTATTTGCGTTCCATACATTTTTAAATAATTGTAAATTGCTCCTTGAATAGCAAGTAAAATCTTTTAACTCTTGGTCTATATTTTTGTTTTGATATGGCGAACATTTTAATTTATTAAATTGTTTATTATATTGTTTATTATATTGTTTATTATATTTACGAGTTGTTCTTTGTTTATGTCTATGTAAACGCATTTTAAATGGTGATTTTTTTGTTTTTGTAAAATTTTTATATATGTTATTTTTAACATTAATCATAATACTTAATGTTTTGCTAATTAATATATAATTATAAAAAAATTATTCCCTTTTTTGTGGAAGTATTTTTTTATTATATTTGTTTGATTTTCTGACAACAAATAAATCTAAATTTGGTATTTTTTTTGAAGTTTCATTTTGTGGACACATACAATTAATAGTTTCGGCAGTTATATTAAAATCACCGACGCTTTGATTATTTACACTACTATTTGAGTATTCTTTTAGTTCATCTTTTATCATATTTTTCATTTTTTTTTCTTTTAAATGTAGTATTAAGTTTAATACATATAATAAATAATACATTTTGTATTTTTCATTTATGTTAGTATTAGTATTGTTATTAGCATCACTATTAGTAGCCAATAGTTTTTCTAAAGTAGAAGTATTATATTTTAAAATTTGCTCTTTATATAAATTAATGTTGTCTTCTAAATTATCAAAGATTTCTTTTAATAAACTATTATTGCTCAATAAATTTTCTAACTTATTTGTTTTAGCATATTGAACTTGGTTTGTTAAATACAACAAGTCTATGTTGTTTATAAATGATTCAATAGGTTTCACCTCTTTAACCTCTTTAACTTCTTTAACTTCTTTAACTTCTTTAACTTCTTTTTGCTCTAAATCAATACTTACTACATTCATTTGTTTTGACTTTTTAATTTTATTATTTTTATTATTTTGTTTCATAATTATGTATTATAATAAATTTTATTTTAAATCTTTTAATTGAACTCGTGTTGAGTTATAAAATATCTCATTTCCAATAGAACTTGATATATTTGGATTAAAATCATTAAAACTTTCTTCTTTAAATAATAAAAGTGTGTCTAAATTAGCATTATGTGTTGCAAAATTAATATTATTTTCATATAAATCACTAGAACTATTTGGAACATAGGCAATTTGGTCTGCTTTTTGTAAAGCAAAAAATTGGTTTCTTAAAGTAGATTCTCTGTCAACATTTGTGGCAAAACCGCAAAAATGTGGTTTTCTAGTTCCTGGAAAAAATGTGCTATTTACATCATATACTTCTCTATTGTCTATCGGCACTGATGATTCAATTTGATGATTATATGTAGGCATTAAAGTATATTTTGTATTTACTGGTCTAAATGAAAAATTCATTGCTAAATTATTTGATGGAAAATTTCTATTTGCTATTGTTTTATTCATAGTATTATGTTGTTCAAAATTATGTAAAGTTACGTTATATAAATCATTAGTTGTTGACATTATATTATAAATACTATATAAATTTATTTATTATATAAATTTATTTACTATATAAATTTATATAGCAAATAAAAAAAAATTTATTAATTAAACAATTAAATTTTAACACATAATTTTATGTGTTATTTTTATAAACATAAAATATTTCGTATAAACTTACTGCTTATGTTCCTTAATAATATTATAATTATTTAAATTATAATATTTATAATTTTTCGAATTATATGTTTTATGGGCTTTATTATACATTAGTGCTTTTGATAAATTGCGCTTTGCTTCATTTTGTTGCTTCTTAAGTTGTAGAAGTTTATTTTTCTCTTGTGTTTTCAAATAATTTAAGTCAAACATATTTGACATTGCGCTATTGGTATTAAGTAGACTGAGCAAAATAACTGCTGAAGTTGCCATTTTATAGTTTATACTTTTACTTTTAACTTAAACTAATTTTTAAAAAGAATTCAATTTTTTTTATATTTATTTTTTTTTAGACTTATTTTTTCTAGATTTATTTTTTTTAGATTTATTTTTTTTAGATTTATTTTTTCTATATTTATTTTTTCTATATTTATTTTTTCTATATGTTCTTTTTATTCCTCCTGTTATTTTACTAGAAAAAGTCTTGGCATCTCTGAATCGGCGAGTCACAGCAGGACCTCCTTTTTCTGCCACTGAGTAGGCAAGAGCATCTTTGAGTCTATAATTTGCTGCCGAACGCGTAGTTGATGATAATGTATCCCTCATAAAAAGTGGCTCTCCTATTGCTCCGGTTAATTGTAAATTAGATTTTTTGGTAATCAGAATATCTTGGTAGCGTTCTCTTGTTGCCTCATCCTCGAGTTGAAATAAAGTAAGATTCTTACTCCTTTTTGTATTTGATGTAATTTTTTTCATTTCAAAAAGACCTGATTCTTCATCTAAAACATATTCAAAAATTTCTAATGGTTTTTTCATAATCTTTATAATTTCATTAATTAAATTTGTAATATTTTCTGTGTCTGAAGAAAATTCAAACTCTTTGTAATTAAAATTTTTATTCATATTACATTTTGACAATAGTATTAGTTTAGTTAATAAAAATAAAGTATGAGTTATTTTTAGGTCTTGTTTTTTTTTATTATTAATATAATCGTAAATTATATTAGCATAATCTAGATTATTAATAATAGTATATATAATCATATTCATTCTTCTAATGCTATCTTTAATATTGTCTTCATTAAGTATCATTTTTTCTAATTGCGCTACAATTTTGTATCGCTCAGTTTCTATCTCCTTTTTTACTTGTGTAAAGTTTTCTTCACTAAGAGAACCAATTTCTATACCTTCTATATCCCATGGATAAATATAAGAAAACATTTCATTATATCTTAGATAATAGTTTGTTTTTGCCTCGCTATTGAATTTTCCTAAATATTCGTCTTCCTTTTTAACTCGCTCAATACACTCCTCAAAATTTGTTAAAAATTCTCCCCCATCTTTATTCTTAGTTTCGTCTTTATTATTCTCATAATAATTTTTATATGTATTATATTTTTGATATTTTGGCTTTTTACAATAATCTTGTAACGCTCCATATTTATTACAATATAAGGCAACCGCATCTAGCTCTTTTTTTTTTTGTCTTGTTTCTTCTTTTGTTTCTTCTTTTGTTTCTTGTGTTATTTCTTGTGTTGTTTCTTGTGTTGTTTCTTGTGTTTTTTTGCTTAATTCATATATATTTTCATCGTCTAAAATAGCAGTTAAAAAATCATCTAAAACAGGCACAGGTGGCGCTTTTTTATCAAAATCTGTAACCAGTTTTAATGTTATATCAAATTTTTCACAATTTTCTTTAAGATTATGTTCCTTATTATCATCAAATAAATATATCTTAAAATTATCTATTTTATTATCAGGGTGCCTTGTATTATAGTTATATTTTTCAATTAAAGTTTGCGCATATAGCGCATAAGGTTTATGTCCTTTTTCATGGACCTTATTTATTACAAATTTGTATTCGTCTTTAAATTCCTCTGGGAAAAAATTTTTGGCGTCTTCATATATTAGTGGAATATTAGTATTGTTCATATAATAAAAATATTCTGATTTACTAAAGAAATTTCTATCGTCAGCATCAAAATATGTATTAACAAATTCATATTTAGGATAGTTGTTTGCTGTTATAATCCATATATAGTTTTCACTATTTATAATAGTTTTCATTTTATCAATAATATTTCTTCTAAACTCTTTAAACTCATCAGTTTCATCTGTTATAATTAAACCTTTTCCTTTATTTATTTCCTTATTTTGTTTATATAATGTATCATCAATATCAAAAGCAAATATATATTTTGTAACTAAAATAGGTTTATCTGACTCTCTAATTGATCGGTCTTTATTTTCATTAATTTTTTTTAGAAGTGCACTTCGTAAATATCCTGGCTGTTCTTCATTGTTTTTGCTATATTCATTATAGCAATCGGCAGTATTAAAACTGGTAATCCAAAACATTAAATTTATAACTGAAAGTCCGTTTAAATATGGCTCTAACGTAGCTCTATTTTTATAACTGAATACCATAGCAGGTGAACCTAACCATGTAATTCTTTGTGCGCTCGGATCAGAGAATCGTCTTATATAATAGTTTCCATATGTTTTAACATCTGTATATTTCTTTTCATCATAAGCAGATTCATACATTTGTGATGCCATAATAGTTCTTGTGCCATTTACTATTAATGAGGATGACATCGCAGGAATTTCTCTCACGTGCCCAGATAAATCTATACTTAATCCTTTATAAATTTCATTAATAAATTTGTCAAGCTTTACTTTAGGTGATTTAGTGTGTGGATCTACATCCATTGTAAGTGCTCTTACAAGTTTATAGTCATCTCTATCGGGTGCTCGTGCTTGTATTCCTTTAATACTTCTAAATGGCGTTTCAATAAATTGTAGTGCCATATCCATTTTAATATATTAAAATAATAAAATA